TGCCAATACCACCAAAAGGGTGGGGTGCTGTAGAGTCTCTTATATGGGACATGGCAAACGCCCTGAAGGACTTGAAACATGAGGTACAGATCATTAATACCACAGATGGTAATAAAGTTCTTGCTGCAATAAATGAATTCAATCCAGATTTTGTTCATATCAATTATGATGACTTCATAGTTTTATATCCACATATCAATCGACCAAAGGCAATGACATCACACTTTGGTTATCTAGAGAGACCAGATATGATGAATGGATATGTGAATATCTTCAACAAGTTTCAAGAGATGAAACCGAATGTCTTTTGTCTCTCAGAGGGAATTAAAAACATATACAAAATCTTTAGTAATTTTCCAGATGATAAATTATTTGTTACTCCCAACGGTGTAAATTTTGATGCATTTAGATATACAGATATGCCGACTTTCGGACATCGTAGTATCTATCTTGCAAAGGTTGATTATCGCAAGAGACAACATCTTTTCCAAAATATTGAGAGCATACACTTTGCTGGAAACATTGTAGATGAAAGATATGACACAAAAAATAATTATCTTGGTGAGTGGACGAAGGAACATCTATATGAAAACCTAACTGAGTATGGTAATCTAATTCTTTTATCTGATGGAGAGGCACACTCACTTGTAATCATGGAGGCATTTGCTGCTGGTCTTGGTGTTGTGATTAGTGAGTTTGCAAAGGCAAATTTAGATTTGGATAAGAAATTTATTACCGTCATACCAGAGAAGAAGATCAAAGATATTGATTATGTCGAAGCCCAGATCATACAAAACAGAGAATATTCCATACATCATCGAGAAGAGATTCGTCAGTATGCAAAATCATTTGAATGGAAAACTGTAATTGAAAATTATTATATACCATCAATTGAAAAACTGATTGCAAATCAACCAAAACCAGAACTGCCTGTATATTCTGGTGAGAGAAATAAAGCCGTATATAAACTGAATAACTTTGGCCCTCTCTATTACATTAATCTTGATGGACAACCAGAAAGAGATACAGAAATGCAATCCATGTGTAAGTATTGGGAGTTAGATCCAATTCGTGTCTCTGCTTTTGATGGTCGTCACGGAGATCTGAATCATATACTTGAGGGTAGTCATGACATTGGTATCACGCCAGGTGAGGTTGGATGCGTGACCTCACATCTTAAGGCTATCAAACAATGGTATATGACTACAGATACACCCTATGCAATTTTTGCTGAGGATGATGTGAGTTTTGATACTGCACGTTTTTGGAATTTTACATGGGATGAGTTTGTAGAAAAATTACCATATGATTGGGATGTGGTTCAACTTGCAATCATCAATCCAGGCGTTGTCTATGCGAGTATGCATGCTCGTTGGGTAAATGATTTCTCAACTGCATGTTATATGATTACTCGTCATCATGCCAAGAAATTAATTGACCATCATTGTGTCGGTGATAAGTTTCGTTTAGATCAAGGTGTTAAACCAAGGCCAGTTGCTGATGATTTGATATACAACTGTGGTCGAACATATGCAATACCACTCTTTCATTACAAGATTGAACTTGGATCCTCGATTCATCCAGATCATATTGAGGTCTTTCACAAGGGAAGTCATCAAGGAATATTAGATCACTGGAGAGAGAATCTTGCTCAGATGGAAGATCAAAGTCAGTTGTTTAATTATGATCCCTACCTTGGTCGCATACCACCAGAATGTCAGGGAAAGTAAATACTTGCCATAATTGTTAAGATAATGTATGATAAATATCATTACATAGAACGAAGGACTCGAAAGATCGTAACCCTGCGTAGAATGTACGACACCATTGTCGGTGGTGTTGCCATCCGCAGGTTTTTTTAGTGCTTGCGAGATAAACAAAATAAAAAATGTCTATTAAAACAACAATCGCAGCTGTAGCTGCCTCTCCATTCCTATTCGCTGGTGCTGCGTTTGCTGGCCCATATGTGAACATCGAAGCAAATGGTTCATATCCTGACGGATCATACACATCTGGTAACGTTGAATTTCAAGTTGGTTACGAAGGAACAACTACAAATGGAATTAATTGGTATGCATCTGTAGGCCCTACAACACAACATACAGAATCAACCGATGAGTTTGGTGATGTTGAAATCGCTGGTTACTTAGGTGGTGGTAAGTCACTTACAGAGAAGACATCTGTGTATGGTGAGTTATATGGTGCTACAAATCAAGATGATTTTGATGTATCTGGAAAAGCAGGAGTTAGATATACATTCTAAATAACTGTGTTCGAGATGGATCAGACCTCTGCATTGCAGGGGTCTTTTTTTATAATATTAAAATTTAATATTCTCTTAAGAAAATTATATATATTTGTGTGGATATGAAGATATTATTGAAACTCTATTGACAAAAGTTAATATTTTATATATAATAATGTAACACTTCTTAATGAAACTTAAATGACTGTAACAACAGAGAGTGGCGGCAGACAGAACATGTATCCAACAGAGACACGTTCTTATGTTGATGAGTCCATCTTATACGAGGGATATCCACAAAACGCTGAGAAAGTAAATGGTCGTTGGGCCATGATTGGTATGATAGCACTACTTGGTGCATATGCAACCACAGGACAAATCATTCCAGGCGTGTTCTGATGGATACAAGTCATTCATATTGGAAGTACGCTGAGAAAGTAAACGGAAGACTGGCAATGCTCGGTCTGATTATCGCCACAGTAAACTACGGTTTATTTGGCACAATTATACCCCCATTATTTTAAGGAGAAACACAATGACACCAGAAGCAGAAAGATTTAACGGTTGGGCAGCAATGCTTGGTTTCGTAGCAGCAATTGGCGCATACGCAACAACAGGAAACGTAATCCCTGGCATATTCTAATGAATAACAAGGAGATTTTTCAAAGAGCCATTGGCCGTCCAGCGATGATGGGATTCATGCTTTTATGTGGAACCTATTTGGCAACAGGTCAACTTATCCCAGGCATCGTATAATGAACATTCAGAATCAAAAACCTAGTAAGGAAAAGATTGTAGCAGAGAGAATCAATGGTGCTGCTGCAGTCGTCGGATGCATCGCACTCGTAGGTGCATATATCACAACTGGACAAATTATTCCAGGCTTCGTATGAATGGGTTTGAAATAACTCCAACGCTAGCAATCCTATGGTGTTTTTACCCCATAGGAATTCTAGTTTTCATCGAACTATTTTTAGATAGATCTGATGATGACGATGATGATGGCGGTGGTGGAGTAATGTCCCCAGTTTATCAAGGAATTTAACAATGCAACATCTAGTATTCACAACCCTTATTGCAGCTTACATTTTAACCAACATTGGTTCAGTAGCTTACGCATAATAATCAAAGGTCTTTATACGCACTAGTTCACTAGTCACTTTTAACCCTCAATCTAAAAAGGAGAATGAAAAAATTATTTTTTAGTCCATACTATTCACTCATGGAGTTTGGATTTTTCGTTATTGTAGGAACAGCAGCAGGCATGGCAGGTTTGATATGAAACCATTTCCACTTAAATACATTCCACACTGGTTCGTAACGTCAGTGGTTCTTGCCATATTGCAAAGTATTAGTTAGTATGTCAGAAGATGATAAATAGTTGGCACATAATGATATAGTTATGGCTGACGAAATTAAAGAAGAAAAGAAAGAGGAACCGAAAAAGAAAGGTTTCTTTAGTAAATTAAAGGAGGCATCCGAAGATAAAGAGGAACAGATGATGATTCTCTCAACCTTCGTAAGACTCGGTATTCTTGTATGGAGTGGAGCAATACTCACACTTGCATACGTTGAATTGCCAGAAGCTCTTAAGATACCTAAACAAGATCTGGATCCGACATTCATAGCATCAGTTTTTACAGGCGTGCTAGCTACATTTGGCGTCCAGACTTCTAAGAAAGGTGCCACAAGTGGTGGTGGAGGAGGAGTATCAAAGTCAGATATGGAGAAGTTAATTGCAGCTGCATCACAAACTGCCCCTGCACAAACAATTCGTATCGAACAAGCACCAGTTCAGATTGTGCCTAACAAAAAAGATTAATTTTTAACTATGAATAAATGGATTGGAATAAGTCTGGGAGCTCTTGTGGGAGTCTCCCACATAGGGATGATAGGATTACTTGCAACAAAAAGTAGTAACAAATTACCGAATTTAAACATCCCTGTGACGCCTTATAGTTCTTACGTTGCATCGGTAGATGAGGATGGATATAAAATATCCTACTCAGCAAATGATCCCAAGGTTATGACTACCACGGAGGACTTGGTAAAACCATCTGGTTTTCTGGGAGCCAGTAAAACTAAGACTCAAGTCGTTCGTCAATACACAATGGATGGTGCGTTCCATCACGGTGGGCCAGTATCAACCCCAACAGCATGGATTGATCCGTCTGCTCAGGGAGGAGAAGCGCCAAGTGACAAAACCATTGCCTGTATCAAAGCAATCGGTGCAGCAGAAAACACAGGACGTTTGGTTGGCACTAGCATTGGTACTGCTGCCTCTCCTGCTGTTAGTGGGATTCCTTTTGTTGGCTGGGTGGTTTCTGGTTGGGTAGCAATGTTCGGAGGAGAACAGGGTGCCGAAATTGGTGGTAATACTGCAAGAGATCTTAACAAGAATTGTTAGTGAGTCCACACATTAATGCGTATTTGTACTTAGTATGTTATAATAAATACTAATGTACTGGAATTGAAACTATCATGCACCACTACGAACTAGGTTGGCACGATCAAGAAAATGAACACCATAAAATTGGTGAATATGCTGACGATGCATTTGAAGCAGCATCAAACGCAAGAGAGGATGTTCCGTATCTACACGAACATCCTTTTTCTTTGGACTATATTAAGGAGATCAAATGAACGGCAGACTTTCTAAGGTTGATATGACCGACAAGCTTTTAAAACTTAAAAGAGAACTTGATTACAAATGTGAGATTGGAGAAATGGGAGAGTGGGAGTGCGTTGGCGCAAACAAGTATTTAAATAAAACATTTGATGCATTAGATGAGTTCTGGCAATGAAAGACTTACCAATTAAATCAGCAACTATAATATTTGGAAGCATTATTGTTGCGGTGATTGTTTCTATTAACTACGCTTACGTCGTATGAAAAAATTTAATACAATCACTTTAAATTTCACTGTTACGATACTTGATTTTTTGTATCGTAATAGACCTTCACAAAGATTTTGGGTTCTTGAAGTAATTGCTCGAGCACCCTATTTTGCTTTTATAAGTGTATTACATTTAAGAGAATCTTTAGGATTGAGAGGTGAGGAACATATATACTTAATGAAAGAACATTTCTA